TCAAGTGATTCGCTAAAGATTAAAGAGCCAGACATGAATGGCGCAAATAGATCTTCATATATTTGAATGGTTAGTAATTGATTTGTTACGTTAAATGTCTTACCATTTGCAAGAGATTTTATTTCAATTTTTTCAACATTGACGTCTCCAGCCTGTCTGATTTTATCAGAACTAAATCCCTTTGATGCAGTACCAAGAAAATCAAACATAATTATGCCATCAATCTTTCAAATTCAGAATTCATTTGTTGTATAATCTGAAGGGAAACTAATTTAATAGTTCGTTTCGATTCATTAATTCTTTCTTCATATGTAATATTATCTATCGGAGTTGCTGATGGATAATCACTATTTACAACAAACCCATTTTCATCCTCGTAATGGTGTGTGTCATAAATGTTACCTTCGCCATATTTGTCAATACCATATTGAACTAATCTGTCATAAGGTAATGGAAAATCATTTAAATAATCATAACGCTGGTTTGCCATCATTATTGCCCAATGATATTTGGGCGAACCATAAAATTTGTTTGATATAATTTCTGGAGTCTCACCATCAATAATATCATAGAGATCATACAATGTTATATTATCGAGAGTGTTTTTTAATGGTCTTACATTCGCAGTGATATCTCGGACGATGAAAAGTTTATCGTCTCCATTCACCATGAAGTTGTAATATATTTCTGGGAGATTGTTAAAGTAACTCATTAGTAATTATTCGCTATTTGTGCTTTAGTCAAGATTGCCAATTCTATGAACGACAAGGTGACATTAATTTGAGTTGGCATTCCACCCTCAAAGGTATTGAATGCACCATTTGGAGTATAATTTATATTCATACTTTCAAGTACGCAAGATGGATGGCGATGTAAATTAAAATTCTCAGTACCACCAGAATAATATGATATGTCAAATTCAGATGGATAGATAAAGACAAAGTTTGAAGTATCTTTAAACTCTGGGTGCATGTGGAGTTTAAATGTGTTTATAATTTTATTAACAGTTCTTGCTTCAGCAGCAGTACGAGGTGCAAAAGTATAATCAAATGTAAATTTTCTAAAGTTTACATTTTTAAATACCTGTTCCTTCATGGGGTTTGCTGCCATACCAGAAGCTGCAGAAAGAGCACCACTAATAGGTGTCTTTGATAGCGCAAGATTTAACGCAATATCTTTTGCAATTGACTTTGCTGCATTCTCTCCACCTTCAACTGCTTTACCTATTTCTCTATTGGCCATGGCTGCTGCTTGAAAAGCAAAGGTTTCTTCACTAGACCATTCCATACTATAATTTATATTCAACTGATTTGGTACATGAAGCATGATTCCAGCAGTAATTCGTTTCTGTTGTCGTGATAAATCACCACCAGTTGCATCAGTTACAATTGCACCAGCACCTAGCCCAAGTAATGCACCAACAGCAGTTCCGTCAAAATTTCCACTCAACAACCCACCACCAAGAGCACCAATTTCTGCTGCGGCAAGAACACCTTCACCACTCGTAATTTTACTACCAATTAATGTGCCACGCTGATCACGTGTTGGCTGATTTTGAACTGCCGTGGCAGAACCAGATTTTAATAATCTAGAATCATCACTTACATTAATATTGAAAAGTACGTAGTTTCCACCATAAACACGTTGGTTACTAAACAAGTCACTCGGATACGACATTCCACCAATTGCAAATTCTTTAGCATTGAATTTCTGCGCTTTGGTAGTTTCGAATTGGGGTGCGGTAGGTTTTTCGTTTGTTTCTGCCATAAGTTCTCTATTTTTGGGTGGCTTACATTATTATTTAGGCGCATTACTTACGTCTAAATAAAAGTGGTTATTTATTCTTTACAATATTTATGTTCCATAAAAGACGATTCGTACCTGCATTTCCAGAAAAATACTCAGGTGATCCTACGTGTATAATCATGCGTAGTTCCTGGGAGACTAAATTCGCCTCATGGTGTGATAAAAACCCATCGGTCGTTAAGTGGAAATCCGAAGAAACAGTCGTACCGTATCGATGCCCAACCGATGATAAGATTCATCGTTATTTCGTGGACTTTCAGATTCAAATTAAGAACAAAGAAGGTTTGCTTAGAACCTATCTCGTAGAGGTAAAACCAGCTGCTCAAACTATTCCACCAGTATATCCAGGTCGTCAGACTCAGCGTTATCTAACAGAATCAATGACCTTTATTAAAAATCAAGCTAAGTGGAAAGCTGCTACTGAGTATGCAAAAGATCGTGGATGGGAATTTAAGATTATCACCGAGCATGAACTTGGTATTAAATGACCTAAATAATTAAATGGCTACTCAACCTAAAAACCCTTCCATGAATGACATTTTTGAGCGTAATAAATACGATCTCAAAACTGCATTAACAAAATCTCGTGGGTGGTTCTCCCAACAAGTACTGCTTCTCGATAAGCAGAGGATCACACCACAACGACTAATGCGTGAGAATAATGGTAATTTGAAAGCACGTGTTATTCCTGGGAATCTTTACATGTTTGGATATGATCCAAAACTAAAGGAAACCCTACCGTACTATGATAAGTTTCCTTTAGTATTTCCATACGCAGCAGTTCCTGGTGGGTTCATGGGTTTAAATATGCACTATCTTCCTTATCAATTACGTATTCGTTTGTTAGATCGTTTGATGGTATTCAAGAACAATGATAAAATGGATGCTACTACTAGAATAAGATATTCATGGGAATTGATCGCAGGTGTATCTAAGTTTAAATTAGCGGAACCTTGTATCAAACATTATCTACTGCCACATGTTAAAACATCGTTTAAGAAAATTGATTCCAACGACTGGGCGACAGCCATGATGTTACCAGTAGAACGATTTGCGAAAACCTCAAAACAAAATGTATGGAAAGACTCTCAGGCTAGTATATGAAAATATCAAATTTTGTATCACAGATCGGTGAATCTGGTTTAGCAAGATCAAATCGTTATACGGTTGAGATGGCTCTCCCAGGAACATCTTATAATACTAATCAATACAGAAAGATGATGCTATTCTGTGAAGCTGTACAGCTACCTGGATTGAATGTAAATACAACACCAATTAGAACATTCGGTGAAGTTAGAGAAATGCCGTATGAGATGAATTACGATCCAATCACGTTGAGTTTTTATGTTGATGGGAACATGATCATTAAAGGTATTTTTGATGAGTGGATTTTAAGTGTTCACAATATTAATACAAGAAATTTTAATTATTATAGTAATTATACTTCTGATTTAGTTAAGATTTTTGTTGAAGACTTAAATAATAAACCAAAATATATAGTTGGTTTATATGAAGTATACCCAAAAACTGTTAGTCAAGTTCAAATGGGATATGATCAGAAAGATGTAATGAAGTTAAGTGTTAGTTTCGCATATAAATACTGGCGATCAGAAGTATTAAATAAGTCAGAACCTAAACCAACTTTAGCTTCTAAGAAATTAGAAATTACAAGAAGTGCTCAAACACCAGAACCAACTTCTGATGTAAATAGCTACGTAGATGCAAACGGTAATATAGCGTTTAATTACTAAGGAAACAAAATGACAGAAGAAGTTAAAAGCGAAAGCGAAAAGAAAAAAGAAGATTGGATGAACAGTAAATGGCGTCCAATGATGGGTTGGATGTACATGCTAGTATGTATGTTTGACATGATATTATTTCCAATTCTTTGGAGTTTACTACAAACAGCAACACATACACCTATCACTCAATGGAATCCACTAACACTTCAAGGTGCTGGTTTATTTCATATCGCCATGGGTGCAGTTCTAGGTATCGCAGCATTCGGACGCACACAAGAAAAATTAAATGGAGCAAATAATGGTGGAATTTCCGTACCATCAAGCAACCCTACAACATCTAGCTTTCCTGCGCCAGCAACAACATTCGGTTCAGCAGCCAGTTTTAGTGCACCAGCCCCAACATTCAGTGCCCCAAAGCCAACCCCAAGTAGTTTCGGAACAGGATTCGGATTAGATCCGTCAGATCCACCTGCAAGAAACACAAGAAACGATTAATATGAAAATTGATGATAGATTATCAGTAGTCTTTGATACACAAATAGTGACAAAGACTACTGCTGAAGGTGAAGTTATTGATTCTGCAACTGGTGAAATAATCCAGTCTGCAGAAACAAAAATTGAAAATGATTACGAGGATACTCGTAACAACCTTCGTGAATTATTAACGACTGGTCAGAATGCATTAATGCATGCGCTGGAAGTTGCCAAACAATCTGAACACCCACGTGCTTTTGAAGTTGTGGGTAATTTGATGAAGCAAATGGCTGATGTAAACCAACAACTCATGGACTTACATCAACAGAAAGCCAAATTAGATGCACCTAAAAATAAAGAGGGATCTAAGGTTACCAACAACGCTATCTTTGTAGGTAGCACCAGTGAGTTAGCGAAAATGATACAAAATATGAACAAAGGAGAATCATAACATGGCTTTACCATTTAACACAACCCCTACGTATAACGTAACAATCCCTTCAACTCAAGAGAATGTTAAATTCAGACCATTCTTAGTAAAGGAAGAAAAAGCATTGTTGATCGCACAACATAGTGAAGATCAAACTGTAATGATTGATACGCTAAAGAACATTATCAAATCCTGCACAATGGATAAATTAAATCCAGACACACTTGCTACATTTGATATTGAGTATCTGTTTACTCAAATCCGAGCAAAGTCTGTTGGTGAAAATGTTGACTTACTATTCCCATGCGATGTTTGCGATGATGAAAAGGCTAGAGTAAAGATTAGCTTTGACCTAACAAAGATTAATGTAGAGATCCCAGAAGGTCACACTAAGAAGATTGAACTGTTTGATGATGTTGGTGTTATCATGAAGTACCCTTCAATTAACATTATCAAACAATTAGAGAATATCAACATGGATAATGTTGATTCTGTATTTAACATCATATCGTCTTCAATTGATATTATCTACAATGGAAGCGAAGTATTCCATACCAAAGAACAAAGTAAAAAAGATGTTGTAGAATTCCTTGAGAATCTTACATCTAATCAGTTTAATAAAATTCAAAAATTCTTTGAGACCATGCCAAGATTAAGACAAGGTGTTAAATATACTTGTCCTGTATGTTCACGTGACCATGATAAAGTCTTGGAGGGTCTTGACAGTTTTTTTTAATAAATCTCTCTCATGATTCTTTATTCAATCATTATAAAACAAATTTTTCATTGATGCAGTACCATAAGTATTCATTGGAAGAATTGGAATCTATGATTCCTTTTGAGAGAGAAATTTACATTACCATGCTGATTCAACACTTAGAAGAAGAAAAACAAAGGTTAGAAAGCAAGAAATATGGATGAAAATAACTCAAAACCAAGAGTAGAGTATTCTGAATTTAGAAGAATGCTAGAGGAAATGCGTGGGAATAAACAAAATTCTGCGCAGGATAGTGACAATGAACTAACCAACAATATAAAAGATTTAGTTGTAGTAGTCAAAGAATTAACAAAAAATATTACAATGATAATTGGTGGTCAGCGTACATCACCCATGGGCACAACTCCATTTACTGCAGCCCTACAAAATAATAATCCAAAAATACAAAGCGATGAAGATCAGCTAGAAGCAATTAAGAGAGAAGACGAACAAACTGAGTTATTAAGAATCATTGCCAAGAATACTGGCTATAGAGAGAAAGCCACACCAGAGAAAACTGAAGAATTTAGTGGTGGTTTAATATCTAAAATAGCATTAGCTGGTGTTGCTATTGCAGGATTACTTTATGGTTATTTCCAAACATGGCTTAAAGGTGTAAAATTTTTATTTAATGGAATAACAAAAGCATTAAAGGGTGCATATGAATTGCTAATCCCAGAAACATTAAGAAAGAGTATTGGTAATTCGTTCTCTGGAATTGCAACATTCTTCTCTGATCTTGGCACTAAAGTTAAATCATTATTTGTTTTTGATGAATCATCAAAAATTGGAAAGGCAATAACTGCAATTAAAGATGCATTTAAGTCAGTAGCTGAGATGTGGAGTAAAATATCAGAAGGTATTAGTGGCGCAGTTAAAGCAGTTACTAAAATACCTGGGATTGGTGCTTTCTTAAGGGGTGCTTCTAAAGTATTCATGATTGCAACTCCAATTGGAAGAGTACTTGGAATACTGGTTGCAGTTTATGACACTATTAGTGGTGCACTAAAGGGTTGGGAAAAAGGTGGTTTCATTGGGGCAATTACTGGTGCTATGCAAGGATTGATTGGTGGGTTCTTTGGTGGATTTGCTGACTTTATCAAAAGTATCACTTCTTGGACATTAGGTGCACTTGGATTTACGGGTATTGAAAAATTCTTAGATTCTTTCTCGTTTACAGAGATAATTAACGATTTTATTGAAGGATTCTTCAAACCAGCCCAAATTTTACAAGATGCAATAATGCACCCTATTGAGTCACTCAAGAAATTGGGTGGGATTATATCAGATGTG